GAAAAGTAATTGTTCCTGATTATACCGCCATCGGTATTAGTCGCGGCAATAGTGATACAATCAACGAACTCATCGGTCCCCGCTGCTTCAACTGCAAATTCGCAATCTTCAATGATAAAGTTTTCACATGTAGTCTCTACATTTATCGCAGTAGTTATCGCAGTTACATTAGCGAGAAATCGCAGGTTCTTAATGTGAACGTCATCTGCGCCTATAACAACTTCGCCATTAGCGTTTGTGAAACTAAGAACAGGTCGGTTGTCGCCTACGCCTAACCCGATTACGGTTATTCCGGCGACATCTAAATCCGCCCCATTTGCCGTACTGATATTCTCGCTATGGCCAGCGGCTACAAGGATATAATCACCTCTGTTGGCGGTACATCCGCCAACAGCGGCATCTAACGTGGCATAGGCATTTGTCCAATCTGCGCCCGTACCTCCGCCCGATGCACCACTATCACAGTAGATAATACTGCCCGTCCCTTTTGTCATGTGCGCGCCTATAAGGCCATGCAACAGATCGAGAGATGCCTTGATATTATCGTCCTGCTCTGTACCGTTGACCGGTCCCGTATATGATCCTACTCTGTCCCTTATATCGTCTGTTACACGGCCATAAGTGACAGTACAAAGGAGCAATATTAGTATTAGTGTTATTGTAAGTAACTTCTTCATAATATCCCCCTTTCTAAGGTAGCATCAGGTCCACGATTGCCGCTTCTGCATTTGTGGAAGCGTAAACACAGGTTCCATAGACAGCATCGGTTCCGTCATTTGCAACGAGTCCAATAGCACCCGGAACATCAAGAGTCCCGGCCCTACCGCAAGGCTCGCCAACAACGATAGTGTCCGTAGTATCGAGAATCATGGGACACCAGCCTCTATATTGAGCCCAGAAGTAGTAATTGATCGCAACTGCAACATTCGGAACCCCAACCGCCGGACCACCGTTAGTCTGAGTAGTCGGCGAAACAACAACTTCATGGCACTTATGCTTCAGGAATGTGAGATCGTCGGTTACGAGAACGGCGTTTCTGAGGCCACCTTCGTCCGCTATCTCGATGGTCATTATTGTATCCGTGGTTATCCATTTATTATTCTTGATAATATATGAATCACCCATCGCAGTACCGCCGTCGTTGACCAGTAATGTACCTTCGATTAGCTCTCCGTCTGTGATAGTGTTGCCTGTAGTAAGAACGCAATTAAAACTCTGAGCGCCAGCAGAAGCACCGTAACTCGTCTGTATTTTTGCAAGTTGCTCCGAAGCAGCTACCGGTGCGACCGTCATTAGCGCTTTAGACAAAGCTACGCCACCATTCTTGCAATAACGCCACATTCTACTCGTTCCGCCATGCTCTTCCAGAACCGTTCCAAGCTTGTATTCCTGGGCAACGGTCGGAGTGAACAGTGACGGGATACGAGTGCTCGGCGTAAGAGAAATCTTACCGCCTACAAAATCTTGATTCAAATTTGTGTAACTCATCTTAAATTCCTTTCAAAGAGTCATTTTTTAGCTCTTATTGAAATTACTGACATTCGACTTTAATTACTTTGTCCTCGTCTAAACGAAGACCGCCCATATTCATATGGACATAGACCTGCTGGGCATGAGACAGGTCGGCCCTGTCGGAAATCTGGACCGTTATCGAATCGGCTACGCCGAGAATAATCGCATCCTGAGCCCAGAACCAACACTCATAGACATTTGTGTCGCCACCGACATCATTAGTCGTTCCCAATGTTATCTTCGGTGTTGAAATCCAGTTGATACCCATCCATGAACCGAGAAGCCTTCCGCGCGTCATGGGTTTGTCATTGTTGTAGTCAATGTTGATATACTCTTCCTGACCAAAGAGTTGAGTCTTTTGACGCGGTGAGATTGCTCCCCAGATAGGAATATCAGGGTCAACACTGTTCATATCGAAATACTCATTGACCAGTTCGATCTTTTCGACGGTCATCCCAGTATCCGAAGACGAACAGTTACCTTCAGAGCAATCGTGAGGAATTGTTCGGCCACCTGACGAAGAGGTGTACGGAGTGTTTCCGGCCTGGCCGGACCATGTAATCGTGCTTGTGTTGTTGCGCCTGCCGGAGTTGACGGACATCTCGAAGATGGTTAGGATGATATCGTCAACTTTCCTATTCCTGCCCATTCTCAGGGCCTTTACCGCCTGACCGGCTGGAGCAAGTTTCATTTCGAGATCATCGTCCTTGTCAAACTGTAACGCATTGTGATACGGATCGTGAAACAGCCAACGTCTCTGAAGTGATACGTCATTTCTCGGCGTTTCAGGATTACGGCCTTCCTTTGTAAGCATTTCCAGTTTGCCCATCATATCAATCGCCTTTGATTCCATACCGGCGACGGGCTCAATGGTCACTGCTTGCTCAAGAAGGGACTTTTTTTGCTGGCAGACATGGTACAGGTCGTCTTTGAAAGCATCGACGAACGCTGTCGGAATGCCGCCGCTTACTGTAATAGACATTGTTAGTCCTTTCCAAAAAAGTTAATAAAAAAGTTAATAAATTGTCTTTTTCGGAATGGGGTATCCAGTAAACGGGGCCATCCCTACATTTAGTGTTTGCTCAACACCGTGACTTTCACGGAAGCATTGGGGCTCAATAAATGAGGGTGTCCAAACTACACAATCGTTTTACCTCTTGTGTATAATTTCATTTTATTTTCACTATCGAAATCTACCTTTTCGAGTATAATAATAAATTCACCTTTATTGGCCGTTGTAAAGAAACAGTCCTCGACCTTGTACCTTTTGCTCTCGCCCATCTCTACGAAGTTGGTGCGTTTTTCAATGGTAAACAAATCGCCTGGCTTGGCGCGATAGTAAGGAAACTCGACCATTGTCGCGCAGACGTATTTGCCCTTAACGTACACGGGCTGGTACACAAAAGTTCTTAACCTTAACTCTTTACTTTTTAATCTCATTGCCGGCATAAACTAACCTTTCATTTTTATAAGTTCGTCTCTTTTACGCATTATGTCCCTGTGGTCCGGGTGTGACGCATCATAATAGCCCGGCGTATCTCTCAATTTTTTCATTCCGGTATTTAAGTTGCCGTCAGTTGGTGTCTTTACCCCGGCGATTCCTTTTATCCTGTCCTCGCTCATATCGTTAGCGATAGCATCGAATATTATAGTAAGCCAGGGTGAATTTTCGATACCAGGATATGACTCCATCAGCTTTTCGCCGACCGTTTTTGTATCTTCTTCGTTTTCGCCTTTGATTTCCAGGCCGGAATACTTTTTAAGGATTACGTTTACCCTGTCGCATCTTTCGTCGCAGGACTTGCCGAGCATGGCTTTTAATATTTCTTCGGCCTTTACCCTGTTCTGCTCTTTTTGTATCTCCATATTTGAATCAAAGTCGTTGATGTCTTTATCTACCAGTGCGAGATAATCATTTGCTACGCCATTATACTGCTCCGGCGTTAAGTTATATTTCTTCGCTATTTCAGCAAACGCCTTAATCTTGCCTTCGTCGAACTCGGTTTTCTCCGAAATTGTATCGCTCTTTGTATATTTATAGCCCTCGGTCGTTTCAGGTACGCCAAGTTTCAACCAAAACTCTTGTCTCTCGACGTCGGACGCATCGTCGCCCGGCATTATCAGCATACGGTCCGCAGGTGCGTTAAACTTACGGCGAAGCTCTACATTGCTCTTGCCAAGCTCTGCGGGGTTTTTGTACCGACTGACTGTAGGCCTGTCTTCTTCGGAGAACTGATTGTAGAACTCTTCGGTGAAATTGCCTTCGTCGTTTAGTACCTCGATCCCGCCATCATCTGTATAATCATCTGGCATTTTATTTCCCTTTCTTTAGGTTTTGTTTTCGGCATTTTTCAAAAGATCCAAATGTCTTTCGTATTCTTCCTGATTGAGCATTTGTTTGATTATTTCGTGGTATCGCCTAAACCCTGCATTATAGGCATGTTGATATGGGTCACAGTCAAACCCTTTTATCATGGCCTCCATGTGCTTTAATACCTTATTGCCGTCTTCGCCATCGAACACTCTCTGGAACGTAGCCGACAACTTTACGACGCGGTCAATCGCTTCGGTCTGTCTTTCCTGGTTTTCTTTTTCAATTTTACGCTGCATTCATTATACCTTCCGTTATAGAACCTTCCTCTGGTGCTTTACCGGCATCGGCGGAGGCTTTGGCAAGACCGGGCAATGTAGCCGCCATCTGTTGTGCCTGTAGAGCCTGTGCCCTTTGTTCCCTTATCTGTTGTCTTTCTTCTTCGCTTTTTAGCCAAGCGGCTGGTACGCCGTTGTTACGTCCGATTCCCCTGCCAATCTCATCCAAATTGAAATTGTCTATAATCTGTTCGATTGCTCCTTCTTCGCCTTGCCTCTGAATTATGGGCATAAGTTGTTCCATCGTTATTACAAAGCCCTGAGTTTCAAGTGCTTTCAATACAAGGGCAATCTTGCCGAGATATTCTATCTTATAACTAACGTCGGAAAGTTCGTCCGGGATTTTGCCCGCCCTTGCCAGTATTCCCACTATCCTCTTAATCATGGGATTAAATAGTTCGCTTTGAAGCCTGCCGATAATCGGGGTTAGCTTTCGTAGTTTCGTCTCAATTCGGGCTATAACCTCAGTAGCCGTCATATTCTTATTCTCTTCAGGAATAGCGAACAGGTCGAGAAAGAAGCCTTCTTTTATTTCCTGTACTGTACTTTCAATGGCATCGTTTATGCCTGCCAGATTTCCCTTGAACTCCCACCAGAAGGGATCGTCACCACCCGGCATTTTATACATAACTCCGCCCGGTGCTGTCGATAGCGGCCATATAGAACCATCGTTCGGCAATACAGCCGGTGGATCAACCATCTTATCCCAGCCTTTAATACGGTCGTATTTCATCTGTGCCAGCATCTTTATATCAGGCAGCATTTTCATCATCGGTGAGCGTCCGTATTTTTCAAACTCATCCTTATCGAACCTCGTAAACTGATACGGAAATTCAGGATAGCCGCTTTCCGATACTATTTTCTTTTCGTCCACAAATACATAATATGAGGCGTAGTCCATCGTTAAAGGATCAGTGTTCTTGCCGTCCGCATCTTCTCTCGGGAAACAGGCATGGAAAAACTTGAACTTTTCGTTCGACCGCTTCTGATTATCGTATGCGGCCATTATTTTATCGCCTACCTTATCTTTACCAAACTTCATTACCGCTTGCCTGGCAGTAAATTCAAACTCTCTAAACAAAGTATCTATATTGCCTTCTTCGTCGATGTCTATGTAAGTAGCTGAGACGTGAAAGTTAATGAAATTCAAGATGTCTTTTTTGCCCTGTTCTTCGTAAAAACATGAACTGCCAAACCCGCATAAAGACTTAAGGGTTTCAA